TTTCAAAACCTAATCTAGGTAATGTGATTGCAACCTTACTATCTAGTCCTGCATCTTGGTCAAGTCTTGTTAACCATTTTTGTTTTGGCCCATATGCCAAAGGTACTTTCATTGATTGTGTAATTACACCACTATTGTTTTTACGAACCACATGTATATCATTAAATAGAGTACCAAACCCTACAATAATGCTTCTAACTGTTTCGTGATAAAATTGTCTATTTCCTAACATTACGCATATACTCCTGCATCGCCGAATGGATTAGATTCAGAGAAGTCTAATACATTATCATCTAATTTATCAAATAATTCATTCTGTGCTGTTTTATCTTGCACACCATCCCCTACTATATAGTCTTCTGTTAATAGATATGAATCATCACCTGAATCAGCAGCATTCTCTAATAGAATACTTGTACCTACTGATGTTTCATCATCTTCACCGATTATATTATCACCATCAGTTTCTTCTAACAGTAAACCAAAATTACTTCTAGCATGTTGTATATTTATTTCTTCGTTTTGAGCTGTTGATTGTTCTAATGTAAATTCGAAATCTCTTGTGTTTCTACTTTCAGCATCTTCTATAGAATCAATAGTTGCAATACCTGTATCAAGTGCATCAGATGAATATTCAAACTGTTTACAATTTAATTTATAAATTGGATTATTATCTAATTGATGAAATGGTTCATCATGGTCTACAAAACTAACTTCAAATATTTTACCTAGTATGGGATGATAAACTAAATCACCTTCATAAGGTCTATCTGTATTTGCTGCGTCTGTTTCTGTAAGTATATAAAAATCACTACCTGTTGTAACAGTTTCTAAAACAGATGAATCACTTGATTGGTCGATTGTACCAGATTCTAATAATATAGAACCGCCTGTACTATCTGTTCCACTTTCTATTTGTATTTGTTTTGTTAAATCTTGAAATCTTGTTTTATGCACTACTAAGGTTAATTCGTTTCTATTTTCTAAACCGAATTGTGACATCAATTCTTTTTCGCCTTCGTATCCACCCTCTGCATTTTCAACATACATTTCGATAGGAACTTGTGAAGTAAATTTACTAAGTGAATCTTCACCTAAAACATTATCAATAGCAACAGTTGTTCTGTCTATGTAATAAACATCATGACCAAAAATTTGTATAGCTTCTTTTACTAAGTCACTATACAGATTTTTTTCAGTCTGTATTGATGTGCTGTTATTTGTGTGAAAGGCTTTATTGACTGCCATGGCATTATCCTATCATTCCCCAGATAGGTGTTTCGAATGCGCCCTCCCTTATTGCTGTTTCAAGTTTATCTATATCTTCTATTGCTTGAGAATAAATTTGTTCACCATTCATTGTTACACCACCTAGTGTTGCTACTCCATTAAATTTAGAGAGGTTTGCTCCCCATTGTCTTTTAATTAATGCTGTCGCATATCTTTTTAAATAGATATCATCAAAGATATCTGTATATGTTGCTGGGTCTATTTTACGATAACATTCTATAATTAAGAATTCATCTGGTGTCATTTCTTCCCAATCCATATCTAAGTATAAACGATTTTGATGTTGATTAAAACGAATTGGAACTTCACCAGTAAGTATATGTGATAACATATCTAATTGTTGCATGGTCATTTCATAATGTATAATAGATGTTGATGAAAAATCATACAAGTCATTTAATCTTAATTGATAACGAATATCAAACATACTATTTGTTTGTGCATTATCAAAATTAAATATTTGAGTTACAGATACAACAGAGGAAGGCATAGGAATAAAATTATTACCCTCTAAAAAACTACTAGTAATAGAACTGTCTATTGTGTCAGCTGATGTTGTTGTGGTATTTCCACGAGCTCTATCAATATCAGTTTGTGTAATCTTATATTTTAGATACATTTTTTCAACACCATCATAATGATATTGAGCAAAATATTGTAACGCCTCATCTATTCTATCATCTGCTTGGTCATCTGATACATTGATATCAATGACACCAAATCCTAATGCTCTAAGACAATAATTTTTAAATGTTGCTTTGGTTGTAGGTATCGCCATACTAATTATCCTATTTTACTAGTATTTATAATAATAGTAAATAGTAAGATAAAATAAGGAT